ATCGCTCAAGGTCACGAACCAAGATGGAGTTCAGAAGCTGGTAAGTATGTATATGGAGATGGTGAAAACATTGTAGAAATTTCAGGAGGTACATCTACAACAACCAAGGTTGAAACAACACCAACACAGGTAAAAATAGAAGATACTCAAGCAAACGCTAAGGTAGACGAAGACTTACCATTTTAATAAACACTAATCATATGGTACCGACACGGATGTCGGTACCATATTATCACACAAACAAATATGGCATTAAAGAAAAAAGACTTTAGTAGTATTAAATCAAAATTCTCAAAACAGGCGAAGTTTAAGTCTGACAGATTTTTTGATTTAGGACCATCCTTTTTAGATGCTACAGGGTTACCAGGTCCGGCTATGGGTCACATTAATATGTACTTAGGTCATTCAGATACTGGTAAAACAACTGCCTTAGTAAAGGCGGCGGTAGACGCACAAAAAAAGGGAATATTACCTGTATTCGTCATCACTGAACAGAAATGGGATTTTCCACACGCAAAATTGATGGGATTAGAAATTGATGAAGTCGTTGATGAAGAAACGGGTGAAATTGAATATGATGGATTTTTCTTATTCAACAATCACTTTGAGTATATTGAACAAATAACGGATTATATTAATGAATTGTTAGATGCTCAGGCAAAAGGTGATTTACCATACGACCTATTATTCCTTTGGGATTCTGTGGGTTCTGTGCCATGTAAGATGACTTACGATGGTAAAGGTGGTAAACAACACAACGCATCTGTATTATCGGATAAGATTGGTATGGGACTTAATCAAAGAATCTCAGGTTCGAGAAGAGTTGATAGAGAACATACGAACACATTATTGGTTGTTAATCAACCATGGGTAGAATTACCTGATAATCCATTTGGACAACCAAAGATTAAGGCTAAGGGAGGGGAATCGTTATGGTTAAACTCAACATTAGTATTCTTATTTGGTAATCAAAAAGGTGCTGGAACAACTAAAATTTCGGCAGTAAAAGACAAAAGAAAGGTAAGATTCGCAACAAGAACTAGAATATCTATTATGAAAAACCACGTAAATGGAATGGGGTATGAAGATGGTAGAATTTTAGTCACTGCTCACGGTTTCTTATCAGGTAAAGATTCGGCGGAAGAGAAAAAATCTTTAGAGAAATACAAGGCTGATAACGCTCCTTATTGGAAGACGATGTTAGGTATTGAAGGAGAGTTTGGTCTTTCGGTGGACGGAGAGTAGAGAGAGTAAAAAGTATATATGGTTTAACCTTTCAAGGTATATAAATGAAAAACACGTTAGTAGTTGACGGAGACAACTTATTTAGGATTGGATTTTACGGAGTAAAGAACTTTTACACTAAAGGAAAGCATGTTGGAGCTATATACCATTTCTTAAATACGATTAAGAGACATATTCAGGCCCATAATTATAACAAGATAGTAGTATTTTGGGATGGGTCTGAAAACTCTTCGTTTAGGAAAAAAATATTCTTACATTATAAAGATAATCGTAAGAGTAGAAACTTATCAGAAGAACAACAAGAGTCTTATAACTTCCAAAGACAGAGAGTAAAACAGTATTTAGAAGAATTATTTGTACGACAATCAGAATTTAGTGTTTGTGAGGCAGATGATAATATTGCGTTTTACTGTCAAAACTCAGAAAACGAAACAAAGGTTATTTTCTCATCAGACAAAGACCTCACACAACTTATTAGTGACGATGTTAAAGTTTTTTCACCCACAAATTCCTATATGTATGAATTGGGTGATAAGATTGAATTAAATAAAGTAGACATACCAACATATAACGTTGCACTTACAAAAATTTTTGTTGGAGATAAGAGTGATAATATTGATGGTATTCAGATGTTAGGTGAGAAGACGTTCGTTAAACTTTTCCCAAAGGTTCTAACGGAAGAGATGACAATCCAACAAGTTCTAACAAGGGCGGAGGAGTTATTTACCGAGGACAAAAATAATCGATTAGTTAATAACATTCTCACAGGAAAAACAAAGAGAGGTGTGTTCGGTGAAGAATTTATAAATATTAACAAACAAATAGTAGATTTAAGCGTACCTTTGTTGACCGACGAAGCAAAAAATGATATACTTGAATTAGTAAACGAACCATTAGACCCGACAGGTAGGGGATGGCAGAACTTAATTAAAATGATGCACGAAGACGGGTTATTTCAGTTCTTACCTAAACGTGACGATGGTTGGACAGAGTTTTTCACGCCACTCTTAAAATTGGCGAGAACAGAGAAAGAAACATTTAGTAAAACAAACAAAAGAAGAAGACATGAAAGAAAAAAACGATAACTCAACAAAATTTGAGTTTCTATTAAAATTGAATGACAACATTGTGTGTCAAAGATATTTTAATGTCAAAGGATTCAATTCTAAAACGTTAAAATCGTTAGAACTTCACAATGAAGTTGCTTATGTAGTCAATGAATTAAAAGAGACATTGAAGTACAAAACTAGTGATTATATGGCGGAAAACTATCACTTATTTTTAGATGGTGGTGACTTAGAAAAAGGTAATACTCAGAACGATTATTTCACTATTTCGATACGTAAGGACGATAGAGATGTGATTACTCGTTACTTTGAAGGTTCAATCTACCCACCTAAAGTTAGGTACACAGTAGACATCAGACCTACACTAAGAAGAATCTTAAAAAATTTCACCGACACATTGTCAGGAAAAAATGCAACTACAAACTATCTAACATACAAACTTTAATAGTATTTATTTTAGGGTAGTTAATTAAACGAGTATATATGAAGGATAAAAATTTTGGATATTTAGGACATAGCTTTCAAATATCTCTACTAAATAATTTAGTGGAAGATAAGAGATTTGCAACGACTATCATTGACGTGATAGACCCTAAGTATTTTGACAATCAGTATTTTAAATTGATTGGTCAAATGGTGAAAGAGTACCACAGAAAATATGAAACTTCACCTTCATATGATGCACTCGAGCAAATTGCGAGATTAGAGGTAACACAAGAAATGGCACAAAGAAATGTCATGGATATGATACGTCAAATCAAAGAGCACGAATCTAAAGACCCATTGTTTATCCAAGAAAAGGCGACTAAGTTTTGTAAACAACAAGAGTTAGGTAAAGCAATGGCTAAAGTTAAAGAAATAATGGACAAAGGAGACTTTGAAAATTATGAAAGGGCTGAGGCGTATATTCGTGAAGCATTACAGGTAGGTGAAAAAGATTTGGGAACCCAAGACGTATTCGACCACTTAAGTACTGTTTTAGATGATGATTATAGACATCCGATACCTATGGGTATTGAGGGGTTAGATAATCTCTTAAATGGTGGTTTAGCAAAGGGAGAACTTGGAGTGGTATTAGCACCGACAGGTGTTGGTAAAACAACCATACTTAGTAAAATTGCGAACTCCGCGTATAATTTAGGGTATAATGTTCTTCAAATATTCTTTGAAGATAATCCTAAGATTATACAAAGAAAACATTTCACTATGTGGACAGGTATCGCACCTCAAGAATTGTCAGACAATCGAGATGATGTTATGACAAAAGTAAATGAGATTAAAGCCAATAGTGAAGGTAAGTTAATATTAAAAAAGTTACCATCTGATTCTCTTACATTGGGACAGATTAAGAGTCAGGTTAGAAAGATAATCGCAGAGGGCACTAAAATTGATTTGATTGTAATGGATTATATTGATTGTGTGGCGGCTGAGAAGAATTTCAGTGGTGACGAATGGAAAAGTGAAGGAAATATTATGAGACAATTTGAAGCTATGTGTTACGAATTTGATGTTGCGGCTTGGACTGCAACACAAGGTAACCGTTCTTCGATTTCATCTGAGGTCGTTACGACTGACCAAATGGGTGGGTCGATTAAAAAGGCACAAGTTGGACACGTAATTATTTCTGTAGCAAAAACACTTCAACAAAAAGAATTAGGACTAGCGACAATCGCTATTACTAAGAGTCGTTTAGGACAAGACGGTGTTGTATTTGAAAATTGTAAGTTTGATAATAAATTATTAGAAATCAGTACTGAACAAACAAATACATTCTTAGGGTTTGAAGAAAACAAAGAAGAAAAAAGAAGGGACCGTGTGTTACAAGCACTACAAAGAAGGAACCAAACTTTAGGGAAATCAAACAAAACAAATAATTAAAACATTATTATGAAACAAGTAGAACCTATTTTACAGGAGAATAAGGACCGTTTTGTCCTTTTTCCAATCAAACACCATGACATTTGGGATTGGTACAAAAAATCTGAGGCTTCCTTTTGGACCGCTGAGGAGATAGATTTATCCGCTGACTTTGGTCATTGGGAGAGTCTGAACGAAGGTGAACAACACTTCGTTAAAAACGTATTGGCGTTCTTCGCGGCGTCTGACGGTATAGTTAATGAAAACTTAGCTGAGAATTTTGTTAGTGAAGTACAGTATACTGAAGCTAAATTCTTTTATGGTTTTCAAATTATGATGGAGAACATTCATTCAGAGACATATTCTTTGTTGATTGATTCTTATATTAAAGATAAGGAAGAACAGAATAAATTATTCAACGCAATTGAAACGGTACCAGCGGTTAAGAAAAAGGCTGAGTGGGCGTTAAAATGGATAGATTCAGATTCTTTTGCTGAGAGATTGGTTGCTTTTGCTGCCGTTGAAGGGATTTTCTTTTCAGGGTCATTCGCATCTATTTTTTGGTTAAAGAAAAGAGGGTTGATGCCAGGGTTGAGTTTTTCTAATGAACTAATCTCAAGAGATGAGGCGTTACACTGTGACTTTGCAGTACACCTACACAACAACCACTTAAATAATAAAGTACCACAAGAAAGAATCAAAGAGATTATTCTTTCAGCTTTAGAAATTGAGAAGGAGTTTATTACTGAATCATTACCGGTATCACTAATTGGTATGAATTCAGATTTAATGAAACAATACTTAGAGTATGTTACAGACAGATTATTGGATTCCTTAGGGTGTTCAAAAGAGTTTAACTCTTCAAATCCATTTGATTTCATGCAGAATATCGCATTACAGAATAAGACAAACTTCTTTGAGAAGAGAGTGTCAGAATATTCTAAGAGTGGTGTTGGAGATAAAAAAGAAGATGAGGTTGACCCATTTGGTGGAATGGATATTGACTTCTAAAAAAAATAAGAGAAATGAGTAAAATGAGAGTATTAAAAAGAGATGGTTCTACTGACATTGTCAGATTAGATAAAATCTCATTAAGGATTAAAAAACAGACTTACGGTCTGAATACTGATTATGTTGACTACAATGCAGTTGCTATTAAAGTAGTTAATGGTTTATATGATGGAGTGACTACTGATGAGTTAGATAACTTAGCATCAGAAACGGCAGCGTCTATGGCGACAATACATCCTGATTACTCTATACTCGCGGCACGTATCGCAATTACTGCGATGTACAAAAACATCGACAAACAATTCACGTCGGTGGCAAGTAAATTATATAATTATATTGAACCAAAAACAGGTGAACAGGCAGGTATGATTTCTGACGATACTTATTCAGTAATTGAAAAGTATGGTGATAAATTAGATAAAATGATTGTTCATGATAGAGACTTTAACTTTGATTACTTCGGTTATAAAACGTTAGAAAAGTCTTACCTATTAAAGATTGATGGTAAAATTGCTGAGACACCTCAGCACTTGTATATGAGAGTGGCCGTAGGGATATGGGG